TATTTTCGTATGCTTTTAAGTCCTTGATCTGTCCGTTTACTATGCTTATCGGTCTATCAAACAGCACTTTTCTTAATGCTTCAAGTTCGGTATTGAAATTGTAGAATATAATAACCCTGTCAGATGTAGAATTAACTAAATCAATTAATCGCGATATTTTGTCTTTGCTATATGCACTACATAACATTCTTGCATACAGTCTTTTTGACAATGTACTGTCACCTGTCAGTTCCTTATCGTCTATCTTGATTATCCTGTCTTTCATAAATTTTTTATAGTCTGATGAAACGGTTGAATATTCCTTGATAAACGTCTTTTCCGGTAACTTAATAACTTCTTCCGCCTTAGCGAATACCGCACCGTATTCCTTTAGTTTTGCCTTTAATTCGCTTACATTCTTGTATCCTGTAACTACTCTGAACATTGGACCGCCGTAACTTCGTAATTCCGTTTTTATGTATCGGTTATAATATGCTGTTTTTGTAATCTTCCAACCTAACAATCGTAACTGCGAATACAGGAACTCATACTTGCCGTCTGTCGGTGTACCGGATAACAATATTGTGTGTGACGGTTTCAACGATAATATGAACTTCGTACGTTTTGCAGTTTCATTTTTTATCATTGAACTTTCATCTAACATCATAGTGAAATCCTTTAGTTTCCTTAGTTCTTCACGTCTGTAAGCCAATTCATAATTTATGATACCGATACATTTATATATCGGATACGTTATAAACGTCTGCATATCCTTTTTGTTCGTCAAATCAAACACTGCATAATCCGTATAATGCTCTTTAAAATGCTCACACCAGTCTTTGATTTTAGACTTCTGACAAACGACTATATTTACACGTTTGCCGTATAATCGTAATCGTTCACTGCCTATAAACGTCTTACCTAATCCCATATCATAGTAAAATGCCGAATTATCTTTATCACTCGTCAATGCAAGTGCTTTTTCTTGATAATCAAATAATTTCATTGCTTAACTCCTTATATATGCCCTACCGCCCTAATTTTTAAAATTTAATGTAGGACACTTTTTAAACCGCATTATTACGTTATTTTCACGTTATCGCCCTACCGCCCTACACGTTTTTTGCATTTTTTATTTTTTTGAAAATATATTAATTATAAATAATTCAGAAAAATATTCTCTAATATATACATATTGTTTTCTGTCGGTTTTGTCGGGCAGTTAGGGCAGTTATATTAAATATTAAACGGCAAATCTTCATCTTCAACATCTTCTTCTACAAAATCACCGTCATCTTCATACAGACAAATACAACGTATTCTTGTACCGTTTATCTGCACTTTAACGGCAAGATTACGACCGTCTGTTTTAGCAAGTTTGCCGTTTCGTGCCATCCATGAAAGTGTTGACTGTGGATTGAAATTGCCGCCTTGCAACATAGCATTAAATCTGTTTCGTAAAATATATATGTATCCGTCTTTAATAATTCCCCAACACTCATTGCCGTTTGATGTGAAATTATCGTGATTTGAAATGATTTCTTCACGCAGGTAATCATATGCACGTCTATTAACGTTCAACATATCCTTTGTTTGTAGATACGGTTTAATATCATCTATACTGATTCGTACACCGTCATTAAATATCCAACGTTCAGACAGCTCATCAGCCGTTAATAATGCCGCCGCTGACGCAATTTGTTTGTCCGTTGCCTCTGTGTTATCTTCCAACAGTTTAATGTATTTTTCGTGCAATGCTCGTGCCTCAGCGATATTTCCGGTTAAATTATCAATAAATTCTTTACCGGCGTGACCGTAATTTGATTGTATTGTTCTACAAAATTCTCGTGGATTTTTGAAGAACTTACCGCCGTTACATTCGATTTCAATAACACGATTGACAGCACCGCCGCCCGACGACATTGATGTTATCGGACGTTCACCTGTGGTTATAATACAATTTCGCCACGTCTTAATATTTTGTATACCACCGTCTTTTTTACCGCGTAAACGTCCTGTACCCTCGCACAGGCGATATATTATATCATCAAAATCAGAACGTTTATTCAGTATCTGCAATTCGTCCATACATAACGGCAGTGAGTTCAAACACGCCGCATATAATTCATTACCTACATCAGTAGAATTGAATGTATAGGCATATTTACCAATAACCGGCTCAGCCCATACAGACACTGCCGCAAGTAGCGCAACCGATTTACCCGTTTCTGTATCGCCCCATAGGTGAACGAAGAACGGCAACGCTCCGAGCGGTTTTAACAGTACACTCGCAAAACTCGCCGCCATAACCATGCGAACAACTATATTACCGTTTTTGCGGTAATCTCTGATTGTTTTAAGCCATTTTTCATAACTGCCGACCTCTCTTACCGAATTAAATAACTGTCTGAAACTGTCCTGTCCCTCAAACTCCAAATCCGATATATACGGTGCAAATTCTTTAAATCCTCTGCCTACCCAACCCATATGATCGCACGATTTCTTTTCGATTATTTTGTCATAATTTATACTTTCAAAATCACTTAAAAACTGTACAAGTGCCTTTGCGTTTTCCGATGTTACACCGACACCGTATTCAGCTAATTTTACGATTTTATTCGCACTTGCAAGGTCAGAACGTGGGACGATTTTAGTTTTGTAATTTCGTCCCGGTCTGCCGTAAACAAGTTGCACACTTTCAACATCAGTATCTACATTTGAATATCTTGTTATCATAAATATCGGGTGTGGACACGCCGTCACTTTTTCACTAAACTGCCCTTTAAACCTATACACTCCGTCATCAGTTGCAATCCATTCGCCTGTGTCCCACATTATCGCCGTACCGCTGAACTCCATTACGTTGCCGTAAACAATGTTTTGACCCTTTTGCGCTCTGACGTAGTTTTTGAATTGCGTCCGAAAGTTTGATACATCAAGTTCTTTCGCTTTA